CTCCACCAAGAAAGGAGGTGCATATGACCAGACGTTTCTCAGCTTTCTCTGCACATACCAACAATTGGCATGTAGATCCGACCATTATCTATCTAGTCTTTACGATAGGTGATAATGAGAAGTTCTCTAACCGTATCCAGGTTAGAAGCAGAGGGAGACATGACCCAGGTTCTGGGCCTTATACCAACCGCATAGCCATTGGCGGCAGTTGGGGGACCCAGGATGGCAGGTACTTTACGCGCCTGTCTAGGTATTATTTAGATAAGCAAAGGCGTGATGAATATCCACCCTATGCTGCTAAGTATATCTATTGGGACGGAACTCGACTCACTGATATCGAGATCCATCCACCGTTGCCAGGGAGCCCGCTAGTAGAGGAGCACCACTGGTATGTTCGTTGGAGCACGAAAATTGTGCTACCGGACACGGTCCGCGTCTGGGGCAATGAGCGTGGCTGTTATTGGAAGTATATCTATACCCCCCAATATAGTGCTTATTCGCATTACCACCAGTTTGGTGATAGTGAGGATAGTGCTATCAGCTTTGCGACTGCGCTCGCGATGGATTATACACATCATGGTGAATATCCGTCGGCCTATTTGCGTTCCGGTGAGGTTGAGGGTTACTTTCACGGTGACCTAAATCTTATCAGACGTGAGCCCCGTCTATCCCTCCGTTTGGACCACCTTTACGATGAGCTCGAAAATGACCTCACCAACATTCACATCGAATCAGGCATGGCTAATGCCTATGTGGATGCTTGCAATAAGTTGCCACATACCAATGGTATCAACAACATTGCAAACGTGATCCAAACCTTCTCTTCAATTAAGAATATCCTTCAGGGTAAACTTACCGAGATTGGCGATCTCGGGTCCATCTGGCTCGCTCATCGATATGAGTGGCAAACCAGTATGATGGATGTTGAAGAGGCTACTGAGCTCCTTGACCGCCTCGGGAGCCTTATTGGCACCACTATCCGTTCCAACGGGTATTATAAGGCGGGGGAGTGGACATTTAAGTGTTCACTTCGGGTTCAGACTAGCATTTTCAGTGAAGCCCAATCCTTTGCTGAAAAGTGGGGCATCCAACTCTCAGGTTATAATCTCTGGGATATGGTGCCTTACTCTTTTATTGTTGATTGGTTTCTTGGCATTGGGGATCTGCTTGAGCGCTGGCAGAATGAGGACTACGCAATGCGTATTAACCCCACTGATGTTTGGTGTTCTGAGCAATGCCAGGGCATCAACGAGTTCGGCGACTACGAGCTCTTCTACCATCGTACCAACGGTAGACCAATGATTCCCACTGCTGATCTGGATGTAATGTCGCGTTCACCCAGCAGCGTAACTGTGGTAAAGCGGGCTATAGACGTTGTGGCTATGTTCGCTTAATTGTCAGAAAGGAGGTAACCTATGTTAACTGACACGTCGTATAGCTTTAGCTATACCAACACAACAGATGCTTCGGTTGATATTACGCCGAAGGCCATTGGTGTAGTTACCAACTACGCCAAAGTTATGGATGAGCCCCAAGAGGCTCGCATTTCCAACAAGACTGCTTCTTTGGAGCAGCCCGAGCTTGTCACGTACAAGTCTCGGAGGGCAAATAAGGTTGACACCCTTAACAAGGTGAAATACCCTGCCCCAGTCCAGTCCGGCGTTGTCTATCAGGTCCGCGTTGATAGTATTCTGCGTGGAACCACGGGCGATATCAAGGTTGATGAGCCTTGCGCTATGTGGTTAACGATTGCCCATCCGGCATCTGAAGCCTGGACGAATGACCGCGTCGCTGGCGTGCTTAAGCGCCTTCTGGGGGCTTGCACAAAGTCTGACGGGTCTTATCGTTTTGAGGACCTTATGCGTTCAGCATTAGTACCTACTCAGGATTAACCTGGGACTCAGGTATATCCTGAGGTAAATTGCACAATCCAGCTATGCTGGGAAAGGAGGCCTATATGGCTAAACTTTATCAAAATCCTAATTTAGGTAGTGTTATAAGTGATATACTCACAATTGACGCTAGGAAGCTCAGAATTAAACGTACAGAATTTGTGAAGCTTAATAGCTTCCAAGTTGAGCTCGCTGTGGAAAGCCAAGCGGCACTTGTCTATGATTTGTTGCCATCTACTGAGGCAGCATTCGTGGAGGAGTTTCTGTACAATGAGTACACCGCAAATGGTTTTGTCTACGTGCAGAGGTGTCTTCTGGAGACCTCAGCCAAGTTCCTTCGGGATCTTGAGGCTGCTGATGGCAGACTCGAAATTAGGAAATATTATGCAAAGCGAGGATTCGATGAATTGATTTTCGTGATACTTAGCTGTGCAGACGTTGGTGTGCTACTGCAAGTTTTAAATTATCTTGCACGCTTCACATTAATTACCGATGTCATTTCCGAGCAATCTAAGTCTAAGTTCCTTAGTGTTAATACTAAGTGCCATGATTTAGAATTTGCCGTAGGTAAGACTGTTTATGTAGACAAGGACATAGCTGTAAACAACTATGGCCGCTCTGGTAGTGCATCTTACACTATTAGATATACACTCCCGAGTGAGTATCTCTTGGAGGTTGTCGCCTCTGAGATGAAAGTTATTTTTGGTACGAAGCCACTTAAAACCTCTCGGGTCGGTGCTTTTAGTTCAGGCAGTACCGCTGAGGGGGCGTCTACACTCCCCTCAAAAGTCCAAGTGCTAGCAGGTTACATAGATAACTGGGATGGTAATTTATCCCATGTAACAGGTAGTGCTAGATCTGGACGGGGTTATCCGTACGATATCGGGTACCCACGCCTGATTGCCGTTCCTAAGTCTCTTGAATCTAAGAGGGTGATAGCTCCCGAGCCAACAGCTCTGGCTTATTACTCTCAAGGAGCCCTGTCAGTTCTGAGAGCACGTCTCCAGGCTACTGGCGCGATGGATTATATCAATCGCCATGAGGACAGCGCCCAAGTTGGTGCTGAGGAGAACAAAGAACGTGCGTGCGTCGGTTCAGCTGATGGAACGATCGCAACAATCGACATGTCTAGTGCATCAGATAGCATATCAAAGCATACTTTCTTTGCTGTCTGTCCGCTGGCATTACGGCCCTTTTTCGCATCGTACATCTCATGGTATGTAATCGTGGATGACAGCGGTAAAAGGGTCAGGCTATCCACGCTGTTTACCTCTGGTAACCCGCTCACGTGGGATACTGAGGCCGGATATTTCCTTGCTATAGCTCGCGCTGGTTGTAAATTGGCTGGCGTCAAGGATTACCGCTCTAAGTGCTGGTCTTACGGTGACGATATTGAGGTCCCTTCCCAAGCATATGAGACAGTGTGTGATTTGCTTGCCATCTTCGGCCACAAGGTGAATAGGGCCAAGTCCTACTCGTACGGCATGTTCCGTGAATCTTGTGGTGGCTGGTATTACGGTGGTGTCGACGTCACGCCAAAGTTTTGGCCTAGGTCTGAGATAACAACTAGTAGTACCAGTATTGCTTCAATGTGTCAATTGCAGCATCGTATGTATTCATACGGGAACTGTAGGTTGGTCATTGAAACGCATGTGAAGAAGGCGCTTCCGGGTATG